TCTGTTTCCTGTAGTCCCAGATGGGACATAAAAAGCCTGTGCGCCAAAAGCCGCTGCCGTAATATCGACAACTGCNGCNCCTGANCCTGCTCCGTCAAGATACACAATCCTTTTTGTGCCGTTGAGGATAGTAATCGTAGCACCCGATCCTTGCTTGATAATAATAGACTGACCACCGCTGGTCGCATTCTCAATGATCTGTACTCGCTTGAGGGTATTTGGAGCGATTGTGATAGTACAAGCAGAGTCTAATGTGCCTGTATACTGAAGATGTAAAGCTCTAGCAGGATCTGTAGCTCCATCTGCTACTGTGCTGGTGTGAGTATCTGCATTGGTGGTAATACCTTCTGTGCCTACACCTAACGCTTCACCAATAAGCTCAAGAGAAGTGTTAGTGCTAGTACCCCAATCAGCATCTCCATCTGCTGGTTCTGCTACTCTAAGATTATTTACAAAAGTTGATGCCATAATTTATGCCGCTATCTCTGTCCAATTTGGTGTTTGAGAGGTGTCAACCGCAGGCCAATCTGTGGTTTGATCTGGGATGATAGGCTCCCATATATTTATGGTTGCGGTGGATGCTGTCATCTCTGCGCTTGTAACACTTACTGTAACGCCTGTTCCGTCTAATACAGTGACGCTACCAACCGCAGATGTTATTTCTGACTCTGTTACAGGAACAATGGTTCCTGCGAGAGGGACTACAGTTCCTTGCCCAAGGCTTAGACCTGTAAATGCAACGTCTTGATTATAACCACCTCTGTTATAACCTTGAGTTATTTGGTTATAACCAGTAAAAAATATGGTTACATCAGTCATCAGGCAATCCGAATAATTGCGTTGCTTGCGTCAGCGGTTGGGAATTGGATTGTAAAATCTCCAGACTGAGAGGTTTTGTCTGAACCAAAATCCAAAATTAATACTGCTCTATTAGCAGAACCTGCCGCTGTAGAAGAGTTATATATCATGGCTCCTCTAGCAGTGATCGAGCTACTGGAAAAAGTTAAGTCTGCAAAATCTGTGAGTGCTGTTGTTCCTGAAGTGGTAGGAGTAACATTAGTCAAAGCTCCTCCACCAGAACTATACCCAGTTCCAGACGCTTCATTGCTAGAAGTAAAAGCAGTGGTTGATGCGCTTAAACTTGCACTACTGGTGTATAACGCCAACTTAAATGCGTTACCAGAACCTGTAGACGTAGTAGTACCACCGCCACTTCCATTGGTAAAATTGTGAATTCCCTGAAGGAGTTCCTGCTTGAAACTGGTACAAACTGCTTGACTGATAGCCATTACATTTTCCTCAAAATTTCTGCCATGTCTTTATAGCCGCCTTGCTCAAACTCAGCGATAAGATCTGTTCTGCTACTTTTAACTGCCTCACTCATGTAATGCTTAATCACATGCAACACTTCTTGCTTGAAGGCATTTGCTTGTTCTTGGATAACAGGGTGGCTTTGTGAGCCAACACTAACAATAGTATTGGTAGCTCTTTCTGCCCAATGGTCTAATGACAGCCCTTCGTTTTGTGTTGCAATGACGTTTACATTCCCAGCTTGAGATGTGCTTACTTCTAGCATTATGTCCTCGCTTTTCTAACAGCCCCTGATCTGTAGCTATCGGTGGTGTCGTATCCTTCACCAAGAGACTTTAAGTTATTTAATGCTTCATCATACCTAGCCATATACATCTGCATAAGGTCAGGCTCTCCTTTTAGAAAGGTATAAGACTCAACTAACGAACCATAAAGCAGAGTGCTTTCGGCATTGGTTCCTAGCCAGCTAGTTCCATCACTAGAGGCTGTAATTGATTCTGGCTTGTAAAAATAATGTAGCTCTGCTGTAAAAGAAGAATTTGGCGTTGGCCCTAAGATAAAGTTTTCTGCATCAAACAACGCATAGTATTTAGGAACGCCCTTTGTCGTAGCCACAGGATACGCTTCTCTTATAAAGTTAACATCCTTGAATATAAGAAACTCTTGCCCACTATTATCTAAGGTTAAAGAATAAGGAGCTAAAAAATCTGTTGGGCATTTTAAATACTTGTTGCCGTCAGACATTGATCCAGTGGCATTCTTTCTAAAGTCAGGCAACTGAACAGATTTAAGTATCCGATCTTCTGCCTGCTTAATTATATTAGGTAGATTATTAACAAAGGTTGTTTCCGTTGTTTCTAAATAATCTTGTATCGCAGTTTTAAGTGTCGTAAATGTCCATGCCATGTTATTTGCCTTTCAAGAAAGACAAAGACTCTTTAATCATTGAATCTTTAGTTTTTCTTTTATCTAGCTCCAGACCATGTTTCCTCATAGCAATTTCTAAATCGCCCTTGGTCATCTCTTGAAGCTCCGCTTTTGTCGGAACAGGAACAACTTTTTTAGCTGCTGGCTTTTTCTTTGGCGTTGCTGTAACTTTCTTAGCTGGTTGAATTTCGGCAAGTTTTTTCTCTGCTTCTTCTTTAGTCATTGCATCAAAAACAACAATGTCATACTCACCGTATTCACCGTATTCACCATCTTTTAGCTTAGTGCCAATTTGGTAAACAGGCTCCCCTGAAGAAAAATTTCCATTTTGAAAAACTTCTAACTTTGCCATGATTCTCCTTTAGCTCGTTGTTACTTTAACAGTTCCAGACTGAGCTTCTATATCTAGCCCTACAGTGCGACTGCCTAGCTGAGTAATTCCTCCACCTACAGGGTCAAAGGCAAAAAACTGCCTGCTTTCATCCAAACCCCTATCTGGCCTTGGATCTCTCAATGATCTAGGATCATCAACCTTAACCTTGCCAAGCTGCAACTGGGGCTGATCTGGATCAACAACGTCTTTCCCAACAAGAAACCCTGTGGGTCTTTGATTGACAATCTCTGGCACAAGATCTTTTAGCTTGTACCGAAACCCTGTCATATCACAAAAACCGTAGGCATGTTTTCCTTCAGCGAATCTACTCAAAATTGATAACCTCCAGGCGATATAAACAATGATGCCTTTCCTCTGTCACTGTCAGCCGCAAGAGTAAACTGTTCTTCGTAGTCTGCTTTTAGAAACTGTGATCTCGGTGCAGAGTCAGGAAACTTCATGCTGATTTGATACGCAAGACCAGCCACCAAACACGGCAGGAACCTAGCAGGTACATCCATGTTGTTAGACGCAGGACTTCCTGAGTCTTCTATTCTTTGCATAAAGTAATACCCAAAGGTATAAGTATCCTGATCGTCAGGCGTAGGCCAGACATGAATAGTTATGCCTGTGGGTTTTCTTTCCACATAGTATTGCAAGGGCTTGCTTTGAGTGAGCTTGTTAGATAATTGTGAGTAGTCACTAACCGATATTCTGGTCATTGATTGATCAAACTGGCTGGTTGTACTTCCTGCATCTGTTCTTACAAATGCTTCTACTATATCTAGTATATCTGCATCAAGAGCATAAGCACTTGTGCCAGCCGTTAACGCTTTAGTGCCGTCCCTGACTGTCCACAGATTAAGGCCACGGTTCTGCCATTCAAGCATAAGAAGATTAAGACTTCTTCTAGCTGTCCTGTAGTCATAACCGCTTCTAAGTTCTCTGCCTGCTCTTTCAAACGCTTCTTCCATTGCGTCAGCTAGATCAAGATTGAATGTGTATGTGCCGCTAGTTGCCATGTTTATTTCCTTCTGGACTTAGCACCAGAACATTTCCATCGTTTTCTTGACAGATTGTTAGGGGTATTAGGATCGTTCTGCTTTTTCTTTGGCAAACGCTTCTTAATACCTAAACTCCTAGCGCAATAACTGTCTCCTTTCGATGTTCCAGGTTTAACTCTTCGGCCACCGCCTTTAGCTTTGCCAGCTTGACCGTAGCTAACCTTTTTGCCTGAAGGCGTAATTTTAACTTTTGCCTTTCCTTTAGCAGGTTTTCCACTAGCCATTATCTATGCCTCGCTGTTTTCTTAGCCACTTTCTTTGGTTGAGAAGAATGTTGCTTACCTTTCTTGGTATCTTTTCTTTTCTTCCTAGTAGTGGCGGCATATTCTTTAGACGATAAAGACTTAATGGCTTTTTCTGGGAGATACCTCTCGCCAGTGGCCTTAGAACCTTGCGTTGATGGCTTGCCTGATTTAGTACGCCATTTCTGCTTAGTCCATTTCTTCAGACTTTTTTGAGACTTTTTTAAAGCCATCAGTCTTTATATCCACCGCCAGCTTCTTTGTAAGCCTTGGCAACCATTTGTGCTTTTCTGGCACTCCATTGACCGGGCTTGCCGCCTTTGCCTCCAGCTTTAATCCTGTTAAATATACGCTTTCTAAGCGCAGGCTTGGTGTAATTACCAGCCTGATTAACTTTAGACTTAGCTTTTGGTTTAGCTTTTTTCTTTACTGCCATTATCCATAACTCTTCAATACTTTGATTATGATGCTATAAGCGTCACCATTGGTTGCGCCTATGGTTTCAAATAAAACATCACCATTCTTGCCAGAACCAGCATCATTAGGAATGCCAGAAAAGGCAGAGAAGTCTAAGAAGTCTGAGTAGTCTTGAAGTATGTGCCACACTAAACGATTGCTAGTAGCGTTGTACTTGACCTTGACTGCCATGCCTACCGTTGTAAACCATATCTGGTAAATCTCAACGCCTGTACATGCCTGTTTTGTCATAGGGTCAATAGCTAAAGACGAAACATCAATCTTAGTTACATTGCTTTCGCCTGTGCCATCACTTTCGTTAGTAAACTTAAATGTAGCAAACTTAGGGCCATCGGTTATCTTTATGGTGTGAACTGTATCAGCCATGTTCCACCCCCTTTAAGATGCGTCAGAGGAGCTACTAATTCCAAAAAACTTAAGGACAATAACTGTATCGCTACCAGGATCACCTGAAACAACAAGCTCTACTTCGTCACCGACTAAGCCGCTAGACGCTGTAGTGAATCCAGACATACCTAGCACACCGTTGCATCCAAAGAATCCTTTGAATCCTGTTGTGTTAAGGGCTGGAGATATTCCATATACATACCCATCAGTATCAGCGTCTGTTCCTATATCATTAAGGGTAACAGAGTTGGTAGAAGCTGTAGTCACAGCAACTGTCACGCCCATAGGAATAAAGTTTGCTGGGATACCAACTGCTGACTCTTTACCAGTAGTCGCACCGTTAGCAACAGTAATAGTAGCTGTGTAAGTTTCAAGTGTCATTGTGCTTGTAACAGCACCAGTGGTTGAACTTTTTACAATATTTTTAAACCCATTTTCGGAACGAATTGGGCCGTTAAACGTAGAATTAGCCATAATATTCTCCTGTCTTGGCTAGTGTCTAATGTTCCATATGGAACGATTAGTCAGGATAAAAAACAAAAGGGGCAGGTGCGGGGAGAGACACACTGCCCCAACTGTCTTAGCTTGAGCCTGGAGATCCGTAGATTCCCAGAGGATCAGATACTCCGAATGAGTAACGCTCTCTAGCTTTGTAGCGAACATTACCAGTATCGAAGTCACCTTCCATTGAGGTGGATATTGGAGAACGCTCAAAGTGCTTAAACCCATCAGGACAGTCAGTAAGCAAGAAAAACGCATCTGTGTCTGT